AAAAAGGTTCAGAAATTAAAAGAAGAAGTAGAAGAAGAAATAGAACCGGCGCCAGCTAAGATTATTAAAAATGACTATCCGACTTCTACTATTACTAAAAAGGATTTAGAAGAGGCGCAACTTGAAGCGATTATGAAATATGAAGCATTAAGAAAGGAACGGAAAGCGAAAAAGAAGCAAGAACAATTAGTAGAAAATGAGAAGCAAAAAATGTTAAATAATATTCAAAGGGCAACAGGAACTTATAAATATCGCGACGGATCAAATAGATTTGATGGATGCTATTAAAACCCGATTATGAAATACGTTATCAATACTTACCAATAGATAAAACCCGATTTTGTGAATTATTTATTAAGATATAATTTGCGCAAAATCGGGTTTATGAAATATGCTTCGCTTTTGACTTTTTTAAAAAATTATATAAAATTTTTATTATATTATAATAATTAAAGATGGAAGAGAAAAAAAGAACTTCTAAAAAGGCACCTAAGATTTATAAAGTAAAAGATTTAGATGGAGATGAACGTTTTAAAGATATACACCCTAATTTACCCTCCTGTCCGTCCTGTCTTATTATAGTTGGGGCAATTAAGAGTTCTAAATCAAATCTTATATGTAATTTGCTAATGTCTCCTGAGATGTTCCAGAACCGATTTGATATCGTCCGCGTTCTCAGCACAACACTGCATATGGATGATAAGGGAAAACTATTAGATAAATATTTTGATGCGGATGACCATTATGAAGATAAATATATTTCTGATATTATTGAAAGTCAGGGAAAATATAATAAAATTGATCGCCCGACTTATTGTTTAGTTCTTGATGATTGCCTAACTCCTGATTTCTGTAAACGAAATAACAGCCTCGCTTTTTTTATGACTAAAATGAGGCATTATATAGATATGTGTATTCTCTCAGTTCAAAGCATAAATCATATACCGCCCCTGATAAGAGCGCAAGGACGAGATATCATTATTGGACGTCAAAATAATCATAAGGAAATTATTAAACTCATGGATCAATATTCCGGTTTATTGGGTGAAGGCGGAGATAAAAAATTTAAAGAACTTTATGAATACTGCCACCGAGAACCTTATAATTTTATGTATATTAAGGCATCAGAAAACCCCGCTCATGTTTATTATAATTTTGAAGAAAAGATTTATCCTAAGGATTGATAAATATTTTATTTAATTTTTTTTTCCTTAAATTTTATATATAATACAAATTATAAAATGGATTTATATTCGGCGGATTTCGGCGCTATAAGCGAAGGGAATATGCGGACGCAGTCAACTCTTAACGCAAATAAGGCAATTAATCAACATAATAAAGATCTCGGAGGTCAGATCGCTCAGTTAAAATCAGGTCAAAAAACCTCAGACGTGCTAACAGCTACTAAGGATGCTACCGGACAATTTTGGGCAGCTGGAAGATTACCAGGTCAAGTTTCGGCATATAAGGATTGGGTCGCAAGTCAGAAGGCGCCTAATCCTACTTCTCAGGGACAAAATGAAGCAACTGATAATATAAATGAAACGGAAGCGGGGGGAGAAACTACTACCGAACCCGCGCCTACATTAACTGCTACGGATGAAGACGGAGTTTTTGAAAGCGATGGTCTCGTATCCGAAGGTCAAATGGGAAGCGCAGCTAAATTTAAACAGGGAGTAAAAAGCGCTCTTGGAGTTAGTGATGAAGCACTTGAAACGGCGGGAAAAGGTCTCGGGGCGATGGGAGCGGTCGGAACGGCTGGACTTGATATTTACCAAGATTTCGCGGGCGGGAAAGGTTTTCATCTTGCGGGGGATAATTGGGCATCAAAGGCGTCTAACGTTCTTCAAATCGGTGGGGCGATATCAGATCTCGGGGGCGCAGTATTTCCTCCTCTTGCTTTGGTCGGCGGTGCTGCAGATATTCTCGGGGGAGTAGCGGGTGAAATCGGCGATTTCATAGATAAAGGAAAACAGGATGACGCTGATACTAAATTACAGCAGAGCGAAACCGAGAAAACCGATGTAATACAAGCGCAAGCGCCGGTTCAGTCAGGGAGAGTTTCATAATTTATAATTTATAAACTATAAACTTTTTTAATTTTTTTTTCATGTAATTTTATATATAACACAAATTATAAAATGAGTAATTATTGGCGCGTTGATGATGAAATGAGAATTGGTCAAAAGTATATTTCGGTTCCTTCTGAAAACGGGTTAGAATATGACCCTGAACAGAAGATCCAAATATTCGTTGATCCTTCAACTAAATTCATGTCGGGGAAAGATACTTACCTTGATTTTAATTTTAAAATTAGTTTACCTTCGGGGGCGGTTCCTACTAAACTTCAACTTGACGAGATGGGGGGAAACGCATTAATCAAAAATATTCGCATATATGATGGAACCCGAGGCACTTTGCTGGAAGAAATTGATAGTTATTCTTCTCTATGTTCGGTTCGTTATGATTATGATAGCGATAAAAGTATTCGGGATTTTAGATCGCTAAGGGAAGGTTCATCTATTCATAATATTGGGAACGCGGGAAATACTGCAACGTCTCAATCGGTCATGGCGAATACTTTAACTAATCCTTATTTCCGAAAAGTAGATGGAGATTTAGTAGCGCCAGGTTCTACTTGGGGATCGGGTGATTTCCTAACAGCTAAACTATGTATTCCTCTTCATACGGGGATTTTCGCTCAAAATGAACATATCTTTCCTCTTATGATGACGCAGGGTTTATATATTGAAATTGATACGGCACCAGCCGGCGAAGTATTAAAACAGCTTGATAGCGTCCTTCGTCAGCGCCGAACCCCGCTCGGATGCGTATTTCATTCGTTAAACGGATCAATCGCAGCCCCCGATAATTGGGTTGTTAACGCTTCTACTTTTGATACTTTTTATCTTACAACAGCTAATAATATTACTGATACTTCAAGGGTTCCATTTGTAGTTGGGGAAACTTTTAAATTTTGTAAGGACGATCAAAACGCCTCAGTTTCAGCGCTATCCGGTGAAATGAAGATAAGTGAAATTAACCTTTCATCCAATGGTTTGGTTGAAATTCAGGTTGAAACCGCCCGATCTAATAATGGAGCTGGCGCCTTTGATTTAGACAGCGATGACGTAGTAATGTTTTCAACCGCCGTTGAAGAAGCGGGTTCTTATGACGCTTCATATAAATTAAGTAATGTAAATTTAGTAATCGCGAGCGTAGAATTAGACCCCGCTTATGAAAGGGGCATGGTTCAAAAAGTAAGGGAAGGGAAGCAAATTGAAATAGACGTTTTAAGCGCTACTAATTATAAAACTTCTATTCTCGCCTCAGATCGGCAAACTACTTTTCAAATATTTTCTCAAAATTCTCGCGCGAAAAGTTTGTTAATTATTCCTCAGGATAGTTCAGTATATTCTGCTAAGGATCAAATTTCCGCTCAGGGGACTTATAATATTCTCGGGACAGCTGACGGGTCTTCTACTGATAATCAGGACGTATGTTTACTTTCAAATCGTCCAGCATATACAGGAATATGCGATGAATTACGGGAAATTCAGTATCAAATCGCAGGGCGCATGACACCCAGCCGAGCAATTGACGTATCAAAAATCGCTTCTCGTCAAAGTATAGACGCGTTCCATCTATATGAACTTGAAAAATGCTTAGATAATGCCGGTATAGTTCCACGTAGTTTCAGGAAGTTTCAGGAGAATTTCGTTTTCGGTAGAGGTTTCGGGGTAAATCAAGGCGCCTTAGATCTCAGAGGAAAGGATTTAGCGGTCATCCTAAAATATACGGGATCATCCGCCCCTCAGAAACCGAAGTTATTTAATTCATTCGTAGTTCATGTAAGGCGCTATCTCATCGGGGATAATTCGGTTCAGGTAGTCCTATAAGCAAAGCATACTTCGTTAAAACCCCAATTTGTAAATATTTTATTAAGATATAATTTTCGCAAAATCGGGTTTTTTTTTATTTATTTTTCATTTGAATATTTTATATTAATAATATTATAAAATATGAGTTCCGCTACTTCAAGATATGTTGAAATTCGCCCTGATAACGTGCCTTCTGATGGTGTAGTTAGTTTTAAGAACGGGTTTCCTGTTTTAAGTTTTACTATTTCTGCTCAGGATGGTCTATTAGATCCTTCAAGTATTAGAATTGTCGGTAATTTAAACGTATATAAAAATAATAATGCTACTCCTTCGCCAGCTCAGGCTGGGGATAATCTTAATATGAATTCTCGCCTCGGTATTTATAATGTTTTTGATAGTCTTACTATTCGCTCTCATCGGTCAAAAATGATCTGTGAACAAATAAGACATTACGCCAAATGGTTTGATACTTATACGGGGGTTAGCACATCTCTAAACGATCAGCTGGGGCATATGGGAGTTTCTACTCTTCAAATGCCTAATTCAACCGCCTTCCGGCAGTCGGTAGTTGAAAATAACGCTTCGGGAACTCAGACTACGAGTTTTTCGGCGCATCTTCCTTGCGGTTTCTGTCAATCCGGAAATATGGTAGATCTTCGCCCTGACGCTTTCGGCGGGGTTCAGGTTGAGATCATGTTAATGCCCGATGCTAACGTCCTTTATTATGAAAACGGCACGGTTGGCGCTAACCTCGGGGAAGCGCATTATAGACTTTCCGAACTTAAATTATGTTGCGAAGTTCAGAATATGCCCGATGATATGCAGGCGTCAACCGAAGGTTCTTTTGAATTTAATTCAATTACTTCATTATATACTTCAATTAATTCAACAAACGCACAAATTCAATATTCATTAGCGCTTAAAAATCTTCAATCTGTATTTGCTACTTTTATGCCGGTTCAAAATATAAATACGTTAACCGCTCTGCCCGCTACTACTTATCTTTCAAACGCTTCCGCTAACGCTTCGGGAGGTGAATTAAGCGCGATCCGCAGAGTTCAGTTTTTAAAGGGGGGAACAAAATTTCCAGCTGAATTTGATTATAATAATATTATTCTTGATGATGCGAGGACACAACTTCCGGATCCTCAGTTAGTTAAAGGATTATATGATGCTATCGTTCCGGCGTTTCATCAGGTTAGAACTACTATGTCTCCTGAAAATATGGCGCGCGATTATCTTATGGGAACTCTTCAAGAAGATACTTCTTATACTCGGGTTCCTAACGGGGGCGCTATTTACGGGCTGGGCGTAAAATACGGCATCGGGGACGCGGGCGAAGATTTTTCGCAGGAACAATTCGGGATTAGTATTGAAAGCGATTTAAATACTGATAATCCGATCGGCGTTTATCTATTCTTCAAGGCAAAAGCAACTTTACTATTTAATCAATCCGGCGTCCAGCTGATCCAGTAAACCGGAGGTGAACTTCGTTAAAACCCCAATTTGAATAAATTAAATCTTAATAAATAATTCACAAAATCGGGTTTACGATACGTTTTCTATTAGTATTTTTTTTATAATTTCTATTATCAATATTTTATATTAATAATATTATAAAATATGAGTTATTCAGATGATGGTAATATTCCAGATTTCATTACGCTTTCTAAAATTCCTGTAAATTTTCAACAGAAATTAGAAACTGACCTATTAGAACCGGTAGTTTTTAATCAGGGTAGCGCTCTCCAAGACGGGTTCGCCCGATGGACGCTTCAAAATAAGGGTTTCCTTCATAGTCATTCAAAGATTTTTATTTCAGTTCAAGCGAACGCTTCGGTTAATTCGGGTTATTTTAATCCAGCCACGGGCGTCGGACAGCTCGTTAAAAAGGCAGTTCTGAAAGTCGGTAATAAAACTATAAATGAAATTTCATCTTGGGATGCGCTCCATGCCGTAAAATCGTCTTTAATTAAGAATGAAAATAACGTTGAGCGAGAGATGTATACTACGGGGCGATTTATGAATAATGCTTTTGATTATGCGGTCGGTTCTAATCAGGCGACTAAATACGGGTTAGATAACGGATATGAATATTCGCGGGCAGATGAACTATCGGTTCCTGATTGGGCAGAGATGGACGGAGATTTTCCGGATCAATCGCCCACTTATTCTATTGATATTTCGGATTTATTCCCTTTTTTGAAGGTAAACTCTCTCGCTTTATATATGTATAAGGAACCGATTAATATTGAACTTCATTTTTATCCGACGCAAGGATACAGAATTCAGATAGATGGTAATGATGACACCGGTAAGGAAGCACTCATCCGCCGTCAGGATCTTAAATTCTGCGCTGATTATATTTACTACGGAGAAGCGGATGAGATGGCGCGATTTGCTGATGCTAATAAAGAGATGAATTTTTCATTTGTAGATTATAGATTAGTTGAAACTACTATTACAGATGATAGTATCGGATCCGGTATTATACGAAATTTGGGTATGGCGAATAGAGTTGTTCCTCGTATTATTACTCTTCTATCAGCGGGGGCAGCCGGAGAAACTGATATTCTCACTCACGCGAATTCAGTAGCGCCAAGTCTTGATGGAGACGGAGTTTCAGGGGGTATTAAGTATAACGTTCGTTATAATGACCGATATGAATACACGACTGACGTTGATAATACGGCGCGTCTTTTTAGTATTTTTACTGATAGCGAAGGCGTGCCTTTCCTTACAAGATCTCAGTATTCTACGGAAAAAGATACTATTACAACTAAGGAATTTCAGGGGCGCGCTCAGAATGCGGAATTAGCTGGAAGTTTCTTTTATCTCTGCTCTAAACTAACGGGCGGGCGAGTTGGTCAACGCGGATTAGAACTTCATATTTCAGGCGGTTATACTGACGGAATTATAGATACGATGAGAAATTATTGTGAATATCTAAGGGTCGGAAGGTTGATAGATGGATATTTTGAGGTATTTAATGCATAAAACCCCAATTTGAATAAATTAAATCTTAATAAATAATTAACAAAATCGGGTTTTGAGTTTTTTATAAATTTCTATTTTAAAAATAAAATAATTGATTAATTAAAATGAATTATTTTAAAACTTTACTTTTTCAGATCATGGAATATTTTGATTGTTCAAAATATAAACGTTTATATTTAGAAGAAAATAAAAAATATAAGGATCTTAAACACTGGACAGAACAGCTTATTTTATCAAATTCAGAATTATTAGAAAAAATCAAATCAAAATAAAAATATTATTAATAATAAAAGAATGACTTATAAAGAAGATTTTAACCGAAAATATAAATTCAAACCTTTATCAACGTCTCATTCGTTAAAAGAGATTTCAGATTTAACCGGTTATGAATTAAAAGGATTAAAAACTATTTTTGAAAAAGGGCAGGGCGCTTTTAAAAGTAATCCTCAGTCGGTTCGTCCTCATATAAAAGCACTTGGAAAAGGAGGTGCTGATGCCTGGGGATATAGCAGAGTTTACGCATCAATAAATCCTAAATCAAAAGCATATAAAATTGATAAAATCCATTTGAAGAAAAAGAAAAATAAATAACTTTTTTATTAATTTGTTTTTATTTAAAAAAATATTAGATTAAATTATATATAAATATGAAGATTAATACTGAAAACCTGAATGAAGCAATTAAGGAAATAAAACCGAATTTAAAAGAGAACTCCGTAAAGCAGTATGAGTTTCATTTAAATAAGTTAAAAAAGATGTTTGAGACTGATAATTTTGATTTCCTATCTAATCCGGATGATGTAGAAGAAAAAATAAAGGATAATGCTTATACTTCTCGGAGAAATACTTTTAATGCGATAATTATATTATTATTAGCGCTGAACCATGATGAAAAATATAATGATTTACTTTCTGAATATCAGAAGCGTCGGGATGTATTGAATTCTGAATATGAGAAAAACCAAACTGATGGGAAGATTTCAGAGAAACAGAAATCCAACTTCGCTGAATTTGAAGAGATTGAGAACATGATAAAAACGATGGAAAATGAAATTAAAAGTAAGGGATTAAAAAAGAAAACTGAATTAACGGGAAAAGAAAAAGAGTTATTGATGGTTTATACTATTTATAATTTTTTAATTCGTATTCCTACTCGGAATGATATGGCTGGTCAAATTTTAATCAATAAGTCCAGCTATAATAAGTTAACCGAAGATGATAAAAAAGAAAGAAATTACTTAGTAAAAAATAAAAATTCTATGTTCGGCGTTTATAACGAATATAAGACTTCAAAAAAATACGGGGAAAAAAAGATTGATATTCCGAAGGATCTTGAAAAGATATTAAATTTATATATTCGGAAAACGGGGAAAAAGACGGGTGATATATTATTTACTTCATCTACGGGAAATCCACTAAGTCGTAATGCGATTAGTCAATTATTATTAAAAACGTCAAAAAAATATCTGAACGGAAAAAGCGTATCAACTACTCTTATGCGTAAGATAGTCGCCAGCCATCATTTCGGTTCCGATAGTGAATTTGGAAAATTAAAGCAAAAGCAAGAAGAATTAGCGGAAAAGATGGGGCACGATACTGAAACTATGGAAAAGGTTTATATCAAAGAAAAATAGACGTATCTATATTTGATAAATTATTCCAATCTCTTTTAGTATTTACCCAGCTATATTTCCATCTATATCTTTGAGTATCATATTTTTTTTTATCTTCTTTTGTAAAATATGCTCTTTTTTTATTAATTAAATTAGATGATAAATCCATATAATGTTGTTCTCTAATTTCTCTAACTTCATTTATGCATTCTTCTAAAATAATGAATTCATAATTTCCTCTATCTATTATAATTTGAGATCTACAATTAGAACCTTTTTTATGTCTACTCTTTCGCTTAGTATAATGATTAGTGCTTCCGATATATTCTTCGTTAGTCGTTTTATCTAAAATCTTGTAAATCAGGGTCATATTTAATTATATGAACCATTTTTTTAAATAGAAATAAACGCAGATTAAAAACCCGATTTTGCGAAAATTAAATCTTAATAAAATTAAAGCAAATTCGGGTTTAGATATCTATTGATCGGATAACCCATGAGATCAGTAATTCCTTCAACATTTTTTGTATTATAATAATACATACCGGATAATACAAAAAAGAAAGAACCATCAATTTCATCAATAACTTTATTAAATTTAATTTTATTATCTTTTATTTGTTTATCTTTTTTCATTTCTTCGGATCTAATATTTAAAATATGAGAAAGTAAATCTTGCGGAAGATAATTCATTTTATTTATAATATAAAATAATTATTCTTAATATATTCTTTATTTTTTATCCAGATAAAAATGAAATCTTGGTTTTTATCATTTGAGTTTTTCTTTCTTTGAATAAATTTTTCTTGAATATCGCAATCAGGCGCTCCTTTATTTTTGATGATTTCATAATATTCATTCGGAAAATTGAAGCACATTTTACCATCTTCTTTCAAGTAAGTAAAGCATTTTTTCATTAAAGGGATTAAGAAGTTATCAAAAAAATCTTCTTTATCGTCAAAAGGTTTCATATGTAAATATTTTTCTAAATTACAATAAGGAGGAGAAGTAAGGACGAAATCATAATCAATATTTTCAAAATCATAAGATAAAGAATTTTCATAAATCATTTCAACGTTTTTTAAATTTAAATCATGGATCATTTTATCATATCCTATTTTAAGATCAATATTAGTATCAAAACCCGTATATTTAATATTAAGAGATGAAGCGCCTAATAATCTTCCGCCCCATCCGGCTGTCGGATCTAATATTGATTTCGGTTTATATTTTTCATAAATATATTTAGCGTTAGAAGGTTTAAAAATTGCGATACAGCCTTTATTAATTCTGAACGTTTCAAAAACCTCTCCGGCGCTTGGATAATGAGTTTTATTTTTAGATTTTCTTTTTACTACTTCCAGCCAAAGTTTATTTTCTTCTTTATTATTATAAATATCATAAATAGTTTTATAATTTTTAGTTTCTCTTGGACATTTAAGAAGTTCTCTGAATTGATATTTATAAATAGTTCTATTACCTATAATTTTTAATTCGTTATTATTTGCTTTCCATTTGATAAAATTTTGATAATCTTTCTTAATAAGATCATCATTAAAATCTTTACATGAAATAATATCTTCTAATGAATAAGGCATATCATCGGGAACGATCATTTATATTATTTATTGATATAAATATTTGAAGATAAAAATTAGCAGAAAAGTTAGTTAACGTTCCAAAAAAAGGATTTATCAATATTATCTTCTAATGCTATTTCTAATGCTTTTCTATCATAATTTTTATTAGATTGAAAATCAATTTCAAGTTTAGATAAATAACTAAAATTTTTCGGATATTTAATTAACTTAACTCTTTCATGTTCAAATTTAAAATCTTTACCTACGATAACTCCGTGAATAATAGAATTTTTAGTTCCAGCTAAAATACCTTTTAATAAAGTTCCTGATCCAACTGAACAATAAATATTTTCAGGTTCATATTTTAAAATTTTAATAATTTCTTTCATGGTGTCCGAAATACTATCAACAGCTAATTTACTTTCAGCGCCGAAAGTTAAAATTTGATATTCGTTATTATTATCATCATTAAAATCTTTCGCTCTTTTATTTAGAACGGACATATACCCGTAAGGAATAAATTTAACTATTCCTCCGTTATTGATAACTAATTGAGAATTAAGATCTTTATTTTTTTTAGCTGGTGAAAAGATTATGCATTCTTTACCGATTTCTTTACAAATTTCTGATAAGGCAACTTGAAAAGCGCCATAACCTAATGAGCAATAAATAAAACCTTTTTTATTCAAGTCAAGAAGATCTTTAATAAATCTTGATTTAGAACCACCGATAAGTTTATCATCTCTAAGAATAGTTAAATTCTTATATTTTTCAAGATGAATATTATTATTCATATTAAATAATAATATATAAAAAAAGTAAATTAGAAAAAATAAAATTGATTTACATGAAACCCGAATTTGCGAAAATAAAATCTTAATAAAATTAATTCAAAATCGGGTTTTAGTTAAAGTTAGCATTACATAACATAGTCATTTGAGTTCGTTTTTCAAGTTTTGCTATATTCTTTTCATTTAAATCGTGGCGACGTTTGATTTCAATTAATTTCTTTTTAAAATATAGTTCATAATCTTTTCTAATCATAGCATTATTTTTTCTTTCTTCAAGAGTTTTTACTTCTTTCCGATAACTTCCCAGCCAATAATCATTAAATATATTAATTATTTTCCAGAGATTTTCGTTCCATCCTTTATAATACCAACAGAGATCATCAATATAAATTTCTTCATCATCGTCTTTAAAGTATCCTTTTGATTTATTAAATTCATAAGTAAAATATTTTTTCTTTTGAGGTTTAGCGAATTTCATGTAAAATTCAGGTTCTTTAAGATTAAGAACTTCAAAATTAGTCCAATCAGAATTTTCTGAATTAATTATTTGCCGTGTATTTTCAAAGATAGTTTTTTTATCATTTTCATAAGTAGTTAAATCTTTTTGAAATTTAGATTTTGGATATGCGATTTGAAGTTTAGTCATTTTGTTTTCTATGCTCCTTGGTGTTCTTGCGTAGACTATCTTTAAACCATTTTAATCTGACTTTATGATACTTACCGGCGCTAAAATATAGTCAAGCGTCGGAATTAATCTAAAAGTATGATATTTATACTTAAAAAGGAAAATTAATTTATAAATTAATTCTTTAAATACGGGTTATGCGCCGGTATTCTCATAATAATAATAGATTAATACGATAAAAAGACTATTTTTATTTAAAATAATAATCATAATAATAGATTAAGATGATTATTCAAGGAAAAGATGGTTCATTAGTTTTATTTTATAATAATAAATTAATTTCAGGGTTTCCTCTCGGTTATCATAAATACGAAAGATATAAAACTCAATCTGAAAATCTAATATTAGACAGCCTGAGGAAAAATAAAACCATGAAAGATCAAATAAATATGTATAAATATTTTTGCGATTTAATATATGAAAGAAAAATTAATAATCAAAGAATATCAGGTTTAGATCATCAAAAATTTTGCGCTTGTTTATTATCATTAGTTAGACTAAAAGTAATTGATGAAGATGATGCAGTTTTTATAGCACCGAGAAAAAAAGGAAAAAGAGGAAAAAAATTTATTCAATATCTTTAAAGTAAATCCTTAATTCTCTGATCCGATAATATTTCTTTATTCTTAATAACTTTACTAATTAAATTCTCTCTACTTTTCTTTTTTGCGTCCGCCTTCTCCTGAGCTGTCTTCTTCTTAGGTTTAGGGAACATTTCATCTGCCTTTTTTAAAGTAATCTGCTTTCCGCGCTTTACTTTCGCTTTTAATTTCTTGTTTTCATGGTCAACTTCATATCCGTTTTTTTCTACTAATTTTACTATATCTTCCGCCGATGAACCGCGGGGAATAGTTATCTTTGATAATTGATTATGAGCGCGAACTAATTTACGTAATTCCGGAGCTGTTAACATTTTTTATATTATTAATAAATAAAAAAATTAATGCGTTTAAATTAATTTAAAAAAATATATTTAATTAATATAAAATGAACACTATTCATAAATCTCATTCTAAAAATGATCTTATTGATATTATTAATCATCTTAATCTTCCAATTATATTTAGTCATCAAGATAATAAAAAAGACATTCAAGATAAATTTAAAAATCTATTATCAGAAAAGTTTGAAATAAAAGATAATTATTATAATATCAAAAATAAAGATGGATTGAAGAAATATATTTTTAATCAAAATCCGAAAAAATTATTAACTACGAAAGAAAAAAATGAAGTTATGAATATCGCGAAATTTATTATTAATTATGCAAAAGCGGGATATGACATTAACATGAGTAAATATAATAATCATCAAGAAATTAAAGATGATCTTGATTACATAAAGCAGTTCGGGGATATTCCTTCCGTTAGAAGATGTTGTAAATTATTGAATGAAGATCTTAATTTTCCTGGAAGTCAATTCAAACCTTTAATTTCTCCTCAGGTTCAAAAAACATTAGACGATAAAAAGATTACTAAAACTTCTCATCTATCAAATCTTAAAATTAGGTTCGCTACTCCTGAAAACCCAATTATAGTTTATTTTGATTAGATCTGAAAACCCGATTTTGTGAATTATTTATTAAGATTTAATTTGCGCAAAATCGGGTTTTATCAAAAATAATTATTTATTAATAAAATATTATATATATATATTAAATGAGCGATCAATTTACCGATTTAACAATAGTTGAAGCAAACCGCTTACACTCAGAAGAAGCAAAAGGCGGAAATAATGAAAATTATTCACTTTGGACTAATAATCTTCAAGATATATTATTTTTAGAACCTCAGGATAAAGTTTCAGTATACGGCGCTTTTATATCCGAAAGAGGCGCGGGTCAATCAACCTCAATTGAAATCAAAGGAGTAGAATTAGACCAAGAAAAAGAATTTCAATATACTAAAATTGATAAAAAATTTTCATCTGGTTATGTTGACGCAAACGGCGGATACTTATACGAAGAAGAAAGTTTAGAATTTATAAGAGAAACTCACCAGCTCAGAGATGATACGTTAAGATTTATTATTAATTATTTTATTCCAGCTAACGCTATGAATTCTATGGCGCTTCCGAGAAGATGGATTTATAATGAAAGCGCGCGCGCAAATTGGACGGATATTGATAATCGGAATTCTCAGGGCGCTTCTCTAACTTATCCGGAAGTTAATAATAATACAGCCACGCATCTCGGATTATATCAAAACGTCGCTTTTTATAATACTTTACCTGATAGCGTCCAAAAAAGAAAAATAAAAAAACCGGTTTTTGATAATTCAAGATATACAATTATGATTAGAAATGATACTTATTTTTCAGAAAGTAAAGCAGACGGAAATTTACCTGACGACGATTTGAGAGATCCTGAAAATCATACTTATCAAATTTATAGAGAAATGAAAAATATTCAAGTTCCTCATGGTTTTAATAGCGCCGAATATTTAGCAACCGAAATTACGAGAAAACTTCAAAATATAATAGAAGAAAAAACAATAACTCAGAAAAATTTTAGCGATGATCCTTACCCGATAGAAGTTCTTAAAATTATTAATAGCGAAACTTATAAAGCATTTAACGTAGGAATTATACAAGATTTAAAACGAGCAAATTTTCTTAACTATTTTAATTTAGAAGGTTCGGGGGAAACGTCCGCAAATAAAAATTATAGAGCAGGACATACTAACGCGTCCGGATATGAATATTTAAGAGATTATCAAGTCATCGCTACTAAATACCCTGAACTTTATGAAAAGGGAAGATTAATAAATAGATTTGTTAATGAACATTATGCGGGAATATTAGGCGCCGAGGTTCATACAACTTATCTTGACGGGCATACCACCGCAGGAAAACCGAGCGGTTTTGAACTAAGTATTCCTTATAATAAAAATAGATGCGATGAATTTAAGGCATTTTTTGATGCTCAGTTATTATATCCTGAAATTATAACTAATTTAAATGATCCTGACAGCGGATATAACGCGGGAAATAGCGTAGATAATACCCGATGGATACATATAAACCGATTTGAAAACGCTTCTCAATATTTAGGGAAGACGCCAAATACCCCTCAATCAGCGAATACCCAGCTCGGATGGGGCGGTTATTACTATCCGAGATCATGGGCGCCAGCTTATAATCAAATTCAATTATGTTCATTCTTATTATGTTTATTTTTTAGACCCGAAGATAAAGACGTATATTATACTGACCCCGATACAGAAGGGAGAGATCAGTATACTTACGGATGTTTAGGGAAATCTTCTTTCGGAAATATTATAGTCTATCCTTCAAGACACGCTCATAACGGGCACGGAACGCCCGCTTTTAAGGAGATATTAAGACCCGTAGGAGCATTAGGACAGGGAGTAGAAAGCAACAGAAAAATAGGTTTTGATCTTCATTTTAATGCGCCTGGGATGTATTATTTAATGCCTTTATCAGGGCACGAAATTCATACTAATCCGCTTTCTTCTTATGCATCAAGCATAGGGAATTATTTAATTCCGTCAGACGATCAGAACGGAACCATGACAAACCCCGCTTATGACGTTAATTTAGCAAAAAGAAAATTATATATAGGCGCCGATAAACCTTCTCTTAATTGGGACGGAACTAATTTTTCATTTCAAGGTTTTCATACAGGATTAAATAGAGGAAATCAAAGAGAAGCTGGCGTAGGAACTTATATAGTTTCACCAGAAGCAGAAGAGGAAGGTTTTGAAGACGTAGTTTATAAAATAAATCCTGTTGAACAATTTTTAGACTGGACGCCCGATCGCACGCCTTACGTAGCGGATTTTACTACTTCCGCACCAAACGGCACCTTCGGAACCGGAGAATACAAGATACACCGGTTAAATCAAAATTTGGAAAAATGGCGGATCTACGATCAATTATGCGGGATCATGGTTGAGGATTTCGGAATACCCGAGGAACTTTGGTCTCAGAGTTTATTTGGTTTATTAGGTTTTTCTTATAGACAATTTCACTCTAAAACAAATAATAGACAAACGAGAATTTCACAAGGGAACGCGAATGACTTATCAGTATTAACTACTAATGCTGAAATAATTGAAGGAGATACGAAACTTTTATCTACTAATTGGGCGGGAACTCCTTTATTAAATAATATGATCCAATCGCCAGCCGGAATTACTTTATATAATACCTCTCATACAAAAGTCGGAAATGCTCAGGTTTATCCTTCTATTGATAATAAAACTCAATCAATTTCAATCATCGCGGAAAATTTACCGACAAGGATGATTAGAGGTTATTATACTATCAGAAGCAATATATTAGAAGGAAACCCTTTCATCGGGGGAAAAGTTAATAACACTACGATGCCGATAATCGGAATAGTAGATAAAATAAACGGAGACGGAGATTTTTATTTCGGTCAGGAAGGTTCCTTAGAATTTACTATTACTAAACCCCTTCGGCTGGCGTCTTTAACAATCTCTATACATGATCCTGATGGATCTTACGCAAGAACAAGTGAACAATCAACTATATTATTTAAAATTCAAAAACCGAAAATAACTACTTTTAATATCGCGCGAGAATTGATGATGGAACAACAAGGGAAAGGGAAGAACCCGAATTTGTAAATAATTTATTAAAGAATAATTTTCGCAAAATCGGGTTTGAGTTTTATTTTTATTTTTTATTTTTTTTATTTTTTT